TGACGAAGGGCTCGGGCGATGCTCGTATGCAGCCGCTGTATTTCCTCATCACGACGGCGGGGACGGACACGCAGTCCATCTGCTACGAGACGCACCAGAAAGCGCAGGACATCCTCGAAGGGCGAAAGCACGACCCGACATTTTATCCCGTCATCTACGGAGCGCCCGCCGAGGCCGACTGGACGGCTCCCGAGGTGTGGGCAAAAGCGAACCCGTCGCTCGGCATCACGATCGGGCTCGACAAAGTGCAGGCGGCGTGCGAGTCGGCGAAGCAGAATCCCGGCGAGGAGAACGCTTTCAGGCAGTTGCGCTTGAACCAATGGGTGAAGCAGAGCATCCGATGGATGCCGATGGCGAAGTGGGATGCCTGCGCGTTTCCTGTGAACGAGCAGGAACTTGAAGGCCGCGTCTGCTACGGCGGGCTTGCCCTTTCCAGCACGACGGACATCACGGCGTTCGTGCTCGTGTTCCCGCCACGCACGGAAGACGAGCGCTTCGTCGTGCTGCCGTATTTCTGGATTCCCGAGGAAAACGTCGACCTGCGCGTGCGGCGCGACCATGTCCCGTACGATACGTGGCAGCGGCAGGGCGTCCTTCAAACGACGGAAGGGAACGTCGTGCATTACGGCTTCATCGAGCAGTTCATCGGGCGGCTCGGCGAACGCTTCCACATCCGCGAGATCGCCTTTGATCGCTGGGGCGCGGTGCAAATGGTGCAGAACCTCGAAGGCATGGGCTTCACCGTCGTGCCGTTCGGCCAGGGTTTCGCATCCATGTCCCCGCCGACGAAAGAGCTCATGAAGCTCGTCCTCGAGCAGCGCATCGCCCACGGCGGTCATCCTGTCCTGCGGTGGAACATGGACAACATTTTCATCCGCACCGATCCGGCCGGCAACATCAAGGCCGACAAGCAGAAGTCAACGGAAAAAATCGACGGAGCCATCGCGCTTATCATGGCCCTCGACCGCGCCATCCGCTGCGGCAACGAGGATGGCGAGAGCGTGTACGACAAGCGAGGCGTCGTGGTGCTGTGAGGGCATGAAAAAAGCCGCCTCAGTGGGCGGCTATTCGATTAATCTAATTTTGATTGTTTGGCATGCGCATTTTGCCGTAGCCAATGATATAAAGCTAATAATTCTGGCCGATCATAAACGGTTTCATTTCCACAATGATGTGGTTCGGCGTGAATTGCAAATCCGGAGTTTCCTGAACTCGCCCAAAGGTACCCTTCATCGGCATAAAAAGTCCATCCGTTGAGATTTACGCATTTCCTATCTACAACTGTTTTCATTAGGCCATAGCATTCTCCGCCCCGGATTGTCCATGCATGGTCGCTATCTACCCAGTAGCTCGTTCCATCCTCTGTCCCGTAGACCCAGTAGTCTTGCGCGGAAGCCTTCTGTGGTGCTGCGAACTGCCAAAGGGAAACGATGGCAATCGCGCACACCAGCAACAAGGAAAATTTCTTCATAAATAGCATCTCCTATCCATTACACATGGAACGCATGGAAAAGGGAGGCGCAGAAACGTCTTCCTTGGATGAGCAGCGGTGAATACCCCTACCCTCACAGACGGTCGACTCCGTTGGATGTTTCACGTCCCCAGCGGAAGGGGAAGGCTGCAGCCGCTCGTAGCAACCATATCATTGATTGTAGGATACCTGCTCCAGCGAGAAAAATCAATCTTTTTTTTCGGAAGCCGCAGCGTTGAGTATACACGCGGAATCGCTTGCTATTCGTGTGCTTTAGAGTGATATATAGACATGCCGAAGGGAACACGAACACACGAACAGGAGGAGATTCACATGACCAGACAGGAACTCAACAGCATCATCGAAGCCAAGGCGGCAGCCTACGGATTCAGCGTGAAACGCGAAGGAGAGCGCATCACGGCGGTCACGGGCAGGAAGGGCAGCTACATCAGCATCCGGGTGTTCGAGAGGCCGAACTTCGAAAAGAGCGACCTCCGGAAACGCATCAGGGTGCACGACATCGAAATCCACACCAACATTTGCGGCATGGGCGGCGAGCCCGCGATGGACGAGCTCCTCGCAGCGGCGGACGAAATCGAGCGCGGCGCGAAGCTCACGAATGACCTCCGCAGCCTGCACATCAGCGTCGAAGAGAAGTTCTGAAGCCGAAACCTGCAAACACACAGCGGCACCGCTCGAAAGGGCGGTGCTTCTCGTCGTTCCAAAAATTAGGAGGTGCCTATGTTTCAACTCTTGAAATCCATCTTCCACACCCGCGACAAGTCGCAGAACGTATACCGCTTTTCGCAAGCGCCGTTCCTGTTCGGACGGTCGACGGCGGGGAAGCGCGTCAACGAGTTTACGGCGATGCAAACGACAGCGGTGTATGCCTGCGTGCGTATCCTTGCGGAGTCGATTGCGGGCTTGCCGCTCCATGTGTATGCGTATCGCGGCGCGGGGCGGGAGCGCGTGCCGGGGCATCCGCTCTTTTCGATTCTCCACGATGCGCCGAATCCTGAGATGACGTCGTTCGTGTTCCGCGAGACACTCATGGTGCATCTGCTCTTGTGGGGCAACGCCTATGCGCAGATTCTGCGCGACCGGGCGGGGCGCGTGGCGGGGCTTTACCCGCTGCTGCCGAACCGCATGAGCGTGAACCGCGACGAGGACGGGCGGCTCTATTACACCTACCAGCGCGTGACGGATGAAAATCCAAACTTCAAGCGTGGAGGAGAAGTCGTGCTTCCTGCCGAGGACGTACTGCATATTCCCGGCCTCGGCTTTGACGGGCTCATCGGTTATTCGCCGATTGCCATGGCGCGGAACGCCGTGGGCATGACGCTGGCGTGCGAGGAATACGGCGCGTCGTTCTTCGCGAACGGGGCGCGGCCGGGCGGCGTGCTCCAGCATCCGGGCGTCTTGAAAGACCCGGCGAAGCTCCGCGAAAGCTGGCAGGCCGTCTACGGCGGTTCGGCGAACACGGGCAAGGTCGCGGTGCTCGAAGAGGGCATGACGTACCAGCAGATCGGCATCCCGCCCGAGGAAGCGCAATTCCTCGAGACGCGCAAGTTCCAAGTGGATGAGATTGCGCGGCTCTACCGCATCCCGCCGCACATGGTCGGCGACCTCGACAAGTCGAGCTTTTCCAACATCGAGCAGCAGTCACTCGAGTTTGTGAAATACACGCTGAACCCGTGGGTCGTGCGCTGGGAGCAGGCGCTCCAGAAATCGCTGTTGCTGCCGGAGGAGCGCAAGCGGTACTTTATCCGCTTCAATGTGGACGGCCTCTTGCGCGGCGATTACCAGAGCCGGATGCAGGGCTACGCGGTCGGGCGGCAGAACGGCTGGCTTTCGGCGAACGACATCCGCGAAATGGAGGACATGAACCCGATTCCTGCCGAGGAGGGCGGCGATACGTACCTCATCAACGGCAACATGACGAAGCTCCGCGATGCGGGCCTTTTCGCGGGCAACACGAACAATACGGAGGGACAAGATGAAACGTAAATTTTGGAACTGGGTGCGGGATGCCGATGGCAATCGCACACTTTTGCTCAACGGCACGATTGCGCAGGAGACCTGGTATGGCGATGAAGTCACGCCGTGTCTTTTTCGTGAGGAACTTGCGGGCGGCGCGGGGGACATCACGGTCTGGATCAACTCGCCGGGCGGCGATGTGTTCGCGGCGGCGCAAATCTACAATATGCTCATGGAATACGCTGGAAACGTCACGGTGCGCATCGACGGCATCGCGGCATCGGCGGCGTCCGTCATCGCAATGGCCGGCACAACGGTCGAAATCTCGCCCGTGGGCATGATGATGATTCACAATCCGAGCACGGTCGCAGTCGGCGATGCGCAGGAACTGCAAGCCGCGCTCGAAATGCTCGCCGAGACGAAAGAAAGCATCCTCAACGCCTACGAGCTCAAAACCGGCCTCGACCGCGCCGTGCTCTCCGACTACATGGACGGCGAGTGCTGGATGAACGCGAAAAAGGCCGTGGAGCTCGGCTTCGCGGACAAGATTCTGTTCACGGACGAGTCGCAGGAAATGGAGGAACTTGCGGGCGGCACGGAAGCGATGCTGTTCTCGCGTCGCGCTGTGACGGCCTCGTTCCTCGATAAGCTCAAAGCAAGAAGGTCGGCGCAGCCGGCAGAAGATAAACGAATCTCGGCGGACGTTTTGCAAAAGCGCCTGTCCCTGATTCTCCACTGACGAAAGGAGTACACAATGACGGACATCATGGAACTTCGCGCGAAACGCGCAAATCTCTGGGAAGCCGCGAAGGCGTTCCTCGACACGCACACGGGCAAGGACGGCAAGCTCTCGCAGGAAGACAGCGCGGCCTACGACCGCATGGAGGCGGATGTCGTGGCGCTCGGCAAGGACATCAAGCGCCTCGAGCGCCAGACGGCGATCGACAAGGAGCTCGCGCAGCCCGCGGCCGCGCCCATCACGAACGCGCCGGGCGGCAAGACGGAGTATCCGCAGTCGGCTTATCACGATGCCGTGATGGATGCCATCCGCAGCCGTTTCCGCAAGGTGTCGGACGTGCTGCAGGAGGGTGTCGACACGGATGGTGGCTACCTCGTGCCAGAGGAAATGGACAGCCGCCTCGTCGATGTTTTGAATGAGGAAAACGTCATGCGCACGCTCGGTACGTCGCTCACGACGAGCGGGGAGCGCAAAATCAACATCGCCGCGACGAAGCCGGCCGCGAGCTGGATTGAGGAAGGCGGCGCGCTCTCGTTTGGTGACGCGACGTTCGACCAGATCATTCTCGACGCGCACAAGCTCCACGTCGCGATCAAGGTGACGGAGGAGCTGCTTTACGACAACGCGTTCAACCTTGAGAGCTACATCATCGAGCAGTTCGGCAAGGCCATCGCGAACGCCGAGGAAGATGCGTTCCTCAACGGCGATGGCGCGGCGAAGCCGAAAGGCCTGTTCCAGATGGCGGACACGGGCGTCACGACGAGCACGGCGAACATCGCGTCGGATGACCTTATTTCGCTGATTTACTCGCTGAAGCGCCCGTACCGCCGCAACGCCTCGTTCCTCGTGAACGACCAGACGCTTGCGGTCATCCGCAAGCTGAAGGACAACAACAACGCCTACCTCTGGCAGCCGTCGTACCAGGTGGGCGAACCCGACCGACTTATGGGTTACGCCGTCTACACCTCGCCGTACGTTCCGACCGTCGAGGCGGGCGCGGCGGTGCTCGCGTTCGGCGATTACAGCTACTACAACATCGGCGACCGCGGCACGCGCACGTTGCAGGAGCTCAAAGAGCTCTTCGCGGGCAACGGCATGGTCGGCTACGTCATGAAGGAGCGCGTCGACGGCAAGCTCATCCTGCCCGAGGCGGTGAAGCTCCTGAAAATCAAGGGCACGGCGGCAGCGAAAGCGAACGGCTGACGTTCGCTGATTTGGAAGAAAGAGAGGGGATGCCTATGATTGCCGATCTGGCAGAAGCGAAAACGTACCTGCGCGTGGATAGCGATGACGAAGATGCGCTCATTGACGAGCTCTTGCGGGCAGCGCAACGGCTCTGCGAGGATGTTTCTCGATTAGATGAAACACACTTCGATGCATCGGGCGGCACGGCGAAAGCCGCCGTGCTCTACACGTTGGCCTATCTCTACGAGCACCGCGAGGAAGCCGACCATCACGCGCTCGTGCTGACGCTCCGCAACTTGCTCATGGGCGTCCGGGAGGAGGGATTCTGATGTATGTCACCATCGGCGAATTGCGCCATCGCGTGACCGTCGAGCGGGCTGTGACAGAGATCGATGATGCGGGCAATCTCATCACGTCGGAA